GGGATGCCGATACTAGCAGAGAATAACAAACCAAGGTTACTCTACTATATAAGAAGAAGAGGGTATCGAGGCTTTAGTATAAACAGACCGGATAGAACTTATAACAAATTATCCGTAGCGGAACGTGAAGTAGGTGGTATACCTAACTCAAGTGAGGATATAAAGCAAGCACACGCCTCAGCGATTGAAACATATATAGAAGATTTTGTAGGGCAAACAAAAGAAGGGTATGGAGACGTATACCTACAAAGAACATTAGAAGATTGGGCTAAATTCGATATAAACAATCGAACAAAGCATGATGCTTCTATAAGCTCAGGATTAGCGCTGATGGCTTGCAACAAGCACAGGTACAGTCCTAAAGGCATAGTGAATAAAAAGAAATACTCCTTAGGCTTCAAGAAATATGATAATAAAGGGACCACTTCAAAAATAATACAATAGATGAATGTAAGTACAAACACTAATAGTCCATTTCCTGATCAGGTAGTTAGCGAGGAAGAAAAAGCTACGCTAGAGTACGGATTGCAGGTTTCACGTGCTATTGAGCAAGAGTGGTTTAATTATGGGGGAGCGGGATCAAATAGATACGCTAGTAACTGGAATAACTTCCATAACCTTAGGCTATATGCCAGGGGAGAGCAAAGCGTACAGAAGTATAAAGATGAATTAGCTATTAATGGTGATTTGTCTTACTTGAATTTAGACTGGAAACCTGTACCTATACTATCAAAGTTTTCAAATATTGTTGCTAATGGTATTACGCAAAAGCAATACGATATATCAGCGTACTCGCAAGATCCACAGTCTTTAAAAGCAAGGACGAATTACGCAGCAAATATACTTTTTGACATGAACACAAAGGACATTAGAGCAGCAGCGAGTTCTGTTTTGCCTATGGATCTAAGTCGATCAGGTATGACGGACGCGCAACTTCCGGAGTCCATGGAGGAAAGAGACCTCCACATGCAGCTTAAGTACAAGCCTGCCATAGAAATTGCAGAAGAAGAAGCTATAAACACCATCCTAGCTACAAACGAGTTTGATTTAACAAGAGCAAGAGTTAACCAAGATTTGGTTAACATAGGCATAGGCATTACAAAAACATCCTTTAACCCTGCTGAAGGCATTGTTGTGGATTATGTAGATCCAGCTTATTGCGTTTGGTCGTACACGGAAGACCCACACTTTGAGGACATATACTACGTAGGAGAAGTTAAGTCAATAACCATACCGGAACTTAAAAAAGAATTTCCTTACATATCTAATGAAGAATTAGAAAGAATTCAAAAATATCCTGGCAACCGCAGGATGATACAAGGTTTTGAAAACTACGATTACAACACAGTACAGGTAATGTACTTTGAGTACAAGACGTACACTGATCAAGTATTTAAAATAAAAAAGACGGATAACGGATTAGAAAAAGCAATTGAAAAAACTAGTGCGTTCGATCCACCGCCAAATGACAACTTTGATAGGGTAGCAAGATCAATTGAGGTTTTGTATGAAGGAGCTAAGGTAATAGGAACTGATATCATGCTTAAGTGGGAAATGTCTGAAAATATGACTAGACCATTAGCGGACACAACTAGGGTTGAAATGAGTTACTCTATATGTGCCCCTAGAATGTACAAAGGAGTGATACAATCACTTGTAAGCAAGTGTATTGGTTTTGCTGACGTAATACAATTAACGCACTTAAAGATACAGCAGGTATTAGCTAGAATGGTTCCAGACGGAGTATTCTTAGATGTTGACGGTTTAGCTGAAGTTGATCTAGGTAACGGAACAAGCTATAATCCTACGGAGGCATTAAACATGTACTTCCAAACGGGGTCCGTTGTAGGTAGGTCTATGACCCAAGAGGGGGACATGAACAGAGGCAAGGTTCCTATACAAGAGCTATCAAGCTCATCTGGAATCGGTAAGATACAAGCTTTAATTACCGCATACAATTATAATATGCAAATGATTAGAGATGTCACAGGTTTAAACGAAGCCCGCGACGGAAGTATGCCAGATGCTAATGCTTTAGTTGGCCTACAGAAAATGGCAGCTAATACGTCTAACACCGCTACGAAGCACATTCAGGACGCTAGCATTCAAATAGCCTTAAGCACTTGCGAAAACATATCGTTGAAAATAAACGATGTATTAAACTTCCCGCTCACTAAGAATTCGTTAATGAATAGTATATCTACTTTCAATGTAGAAACATTAAGAGAGATTGAAAATCTTAACTTACACGACTTTGGTATATTTTTAGAAATGGAACCGGACGATGAGGAAAGAGCAGAGCTACAAAAAAACATACAAATATGCCTGCAGACAAAAGAAATTGATATTGAAGATTCAATAGATATTAACCAAATTAAAAACCTTAAGCTAGCTAACGAAATGCTAAAACTTAAGCGCAAGAAAAAGCAAGAAAGAGAACAGGCTTTAGTACAACAAAATATACAGGCGCAAGCACAAGCAAATGCTGAGGCATCCGAAAGAGCTGCAATGGCCGAAGTACAAAAGCAGCAAGCTATGACGGCAGAAAAAGTTGCAATAGAACAGGCTAAGTCTAACTTTGAGATGCAAAGAATGCAGACCGAAGCACAGATTAAAAAAGAGTTGATGGCAACCGAATTTCAGTACAACTTGAAGCTAGCTCAAATGAATATGGAGGCTACTAAAAGTAAAGAAGCTCAAATAGAAGACCGCAAAGACAAAAGAATTGAAAAAGAAGGATCGCAGCAGAGTCAATTAATAGAGCAGCGACAAACACAAGGATTGCCTAAGGATTTTGAATCTGCGGGCAATGACAATTTGGGGGGATTTGATTTATCCCAGTTCAACCCGCAATAAGTACGTATTTAATAATTATATAATATCATATCATGAACGAAAAAACAGAAGGATCTTTTAAGATCAAATCTAAGCCGAAGCTAACTGACGAGCAATTGGCTGCTAAAAACAAGGAGCCATTAATAGATGTTCCAAGTAATGTAACAAGGGTAGTAATACCTAATGAAGGAAAGCCGGATCCAAAAGTAATAGTAGAACCGGAAGCAGAGGGCGGCCCAGTAATTAAAGAAATAATTGACGAGCCGGCAGCCGTAGCAAAGCCTGAAGCGGTTGCGCCGGCAGCACCAGTAGAAGAATTACCAGAAAGTGTATCTAAGTTAGTTGACTTTATGCGGGAGACCGGAGGTGATATGCAAGACTACATTAGATTAAATACCAATTACGACGATGTAGATCGCGATGTATTGGTTAAAGAATATTATAAAAGTACTAAGTCACACCTAAGCGCAGAAGAAATTGATTTTATGATCGACGACAACTTTGCATTTGATGAGGACTTAGATGAGGAGCGAGATATCCGAAGAAAAAAACTCGCATATAAAGAAGAGGTTGCAAAAGCCCGTACGTTTTTAAATGAAACCAAGGATAAGTATTATGACGAGATCAAGTTGAACTCGCCTAAATTGTCAGGGGATCAGCAAAAAGCATCAGACTTTTTTAATCGATATAAAGAGGACCAGGAAAGAAACGTCGCTAATCACGAAAAGTTTAAAGCCAACACTAATGAATTACTTGATGAGAATTTCGAAGGTTTCGATTTTGCATTGGGGGATAAAAAGTTTAGATATGGCGTACAAAACCCTTCGCAGATAGCAGAAAATCAATCAGACATTAGTAATTTCATAGGGAAGTTCCTTGGGAAAGATGGTACGATTGAGGATACCGCAGGGTATCACAAAGCATTGTATGCAGGTGCAAATGCCGATAAAATGGCAAATCACTTTTACGAACAGGGCAAAGCCGACGCCATTAGAGATGTTGTAAACAAATCTAATAACACATCAAGTACAGCCAGAAAAGCTGCGCCTGTAGATAGCGCTAGGTTTGGAGCATACAAAGTTAAATCAGTTTCTGGAGCGGACTCATCAAGACTGAAAATTAAAAAATTTAACAAACAATAACTATGAGTTTATTACCACAGTTTGGGGAATTAGTCCCAACACAAAAACCGCAATTACTTGCGTCAAATTATCTACAATGGACAGACAGCGCAGGAGCTGACAACTTTGCGGATTTTGCACAGCAGTATTTACCAGAAATCTACGAAGCGGAAGTAGAGCGTTATGGAAACAGAACGTTATCTGGATTTTTACAAATGGTTGGCGCTGAAATGCCAATGACATCTGATCAAGTTATTTGGTCTGAACAAAACCGTTTACACATTTCTTATATAGGTTGTACCACTGGAGCAATAGCGGGAACTACTCAAATAATAAATGTTAACCCTGGAGCAGCAGTTGATGTTCAAAATGTAATATCAGTAAATGATACTGTTGTCGTTTTGGATCCAACAACTGGGCTAGAAGCTAAAGCGGTCGTTACAGCATCTGTAACAGGAGCAGGGGCAGGAGCTCAAATTACTGTTCAAACTTTTTCTGGAAAAACTCTTACAGGAGCGGCCCCGGGTGGATTAGGATTTACAGCCACAGGGTTAAAGGTATTCGTTTACGGATCTACCTATGGCAAAGGATCTGACACAGTTGGAGGAAATGCTAGAACTAGTATTGAGCCTGTATTAACGCAGTATTCAAACTCGCCAATTATAATTAGAGATCAATATGTTGTATCTGGATCAGATACCGCACAGATCGGATGGGTAAATGTAGCGACTGAAGATGGAACTGATGGATACCTATGGTACCTAAAAGCGGAATCTGAAACTCGTTTACGTTTTAACGATTACCTAGAAATGGCGATGGTGGAAGGCGAATTAAATGCGTCTACATTAAATGCATTTACTCAGCCAGGAACAGAAGGCTTATTTGCTGCTATTCAAGAAAGAGGAAATGTAGAAACCGGGTTTACTGCTGCCAACGGATTAGGGGAGTTTGACAAAATCCTTAAGAATCTCGATACACAAGGGGCTATTGAAGAGAACATGCTGTTCCTAAACAGAGAAACTGCTTTAGACTTTGACGATATGCTAGCTGAACTATCTTCTGGCGCTGCCGGGGGTGTTGCTTATGGATTATTTGAAAATTCAGCAGATATGGCGCTTAACTTAGGATTCAGTGGATTCCGTAGAGGATCTTATGACTTTTACAAAACAGATTGGAAATACCTAAATGATGCATCTACTCGTGGGGCGATCAACGGTGTTAATTCAATTGATGGTGTATTAGTGCCAGCTGGAACTTCTACTGTTTACGATCAAGTACTAGGAACAAATATCAGACGTCCATTTTTGCACGTACGATACAGAGCTTCTCAAACTGACGATCGTAGAATGAAGTCTTGGTTAACAGGATCTGTAGGCGGAGCAAGTAGCTCAACTCTTGATGCAATGGAAGTAAACTTCCTATCTGAAAGATGTTTGATTACTCAAGCCGCTAACAACTTTGTACTATTCAAAGGAGTCTAAAGATTCAAGTGTAATTCTTACCCTCGTTGTAATAACGGGGGTAATTATTACTTTTATAAATTATTAAATTATATCATATTATGGCAAATAAAAAACCAGTGGCTAAAAAAGCCGAAAAAATAGAAGTTGTTGCACAAGAAGTTGCAGCACCTATTAAAAAAATAGAAGAGGCTCCGGCTAAACCCGAATGGGAAATAAAAGATAGATTATACTATCTTACCGGAAGGCATACACCTTTGACTCATACCATACCTTGCAAGCATACTACGAAGCATTCGCTATTGTATTTTGACACAAAAAAGGGTACTCAAAAAGAGCTTAGATATGCAACCAATCATGATTCGCCTTTTAAAGAAAACCAAAAAGGGGAAGCAACACTTGGGCATATACAGTTTTTAAATGGAGACCTGCGCGTACCTAAAGAAAAACAGAATCTACAAAAGCTATTGTCGCTATATCACCCATTAAAAGGTAGAGTATACGAAGAGTTTGATCCAGTAGAAGAGGCGTACGACGATTTAGAACTGCTTGATTTGCAAACAGATGCAGCCGTTTTTGCTAGAGAAATGGATATAGACGATGCTGAGGCCATCCTACGAGTTGAAATAGGTAGCGCTGTAAGTGAATTATCTTCTAAGGAAATCAAAAGAGACCTTAGGTTATTTGCTAGAAGTAATCCAGAATTGTTCCTAGAGCTAGCCCAAGATGAGAATGTAGGACTTAGAAATACAGCCATTAAAGCTACCGAAGCAGGGGTAATTGCTTTGTCACAAGATCAAAGAACATTTTCTTGGGCATCCAACGGAAGAAAGCTGATGAATGTGCCATTCGATGAAAACCCATATTCTGCAATGGCAGCATACTTTAAGACCGACGAAGGAGGGGAAGTATTCAGATCTATAGAAAAAAAGATTAATTAGTAGTTTTTAAAAAAAACACGTAATTATATTATAGATGGTGAATTAATTTTAGCCGGCTTCATCACTGGGGCCGGTTAATATTTATAACAAAATAAAGTGAAATGGCAGTAAATGTAGATATAGTTTATAAAACAGTGTTACTTATTCTGAACAAAGAGCAGAGAGGTAACTTAACTCCGGATGAATTCAACAAGGTTGCAACACAAGTACAACTAGAGATATTCGAGAGCTACTTTGACACGCTTAATCAACAACTACGTAGACCAGATAATGATACGGAGTATGGCGATCGCATTAAGAATGTTGATCATAACATAGCTGTATTTAAAACATACGGTAATGCAACTTATGTACCAGGGGGTGCATATTTTACTTTACCAACAACCTCGGGAGCAGGAGTAGCTACTCAAACACTCACGGGTAACGGAACGGCAATATCTTTTCCTTTTACATCGATAACATCTTCACAACTACAAACAAGTGTGATTGCGGTTACAATAAACGGTGTATCAACCACAGCTTACACAATCAGTGGAGCTAACATAATTTTCAACAGCATACCAGCTCTTAATGACGTAATAGTCGTTACAGCGACCCCAGAGGACTTCTACAGACTGGGGACAGTTATATACCAAGATGAAAAAGAAGCGCAGCTATCTCAGCGAAACGAGCTTCTATACTTAAACAACAATCCTTTAGTAGCGCCAACAAAAACATATCCTATATATTTATATGAGGACAGTAAATTATACTTATATCCCAAAACAATTACATCGGATATAAGCGTTAGCTATTTAAGGAAGCCCGTGGATGTTATATGGAACTTTACTGTTCCTTCAGGGCAAAACTATTACCAGTACAATGCTACCAATTCTGTCAACTTTGAATTATCAAAAACGGAGCAAGCCAATATTATATTAAAAATATTGCTTTATTCAGGAGTAGTTATAAGAGATCCTTCTGTGGTACAAATAGCAGCACAACAAGTGCAACAAGAAAATCAACGCTCAATAATGTAAGATATGCCTATACCTAATGGTGGTTTAATAACCGAAACTAACGAACAATATTATGCTGGAGCACAGCACTTTTACATAACTGACCCTAATTTAGTTAACTCCATAACAACAACATTTAATACGGATTTAATATTTGGTAATGATAATCCAGCTTTGCCTAATTACGCTTTAAACAATTTTAAATTGTACAGTAGTCTCACCGGAATACCCGGCAGTTACGAAGAGTATGTATTAAGATGGAACGCGGTGGGGAATACTATAACTTTTTCTATCCCTTTTTTATCTCCATGGAAGCCTTATATAGCTGTTCAGTTAAAAGCATTAAATGGTGGTAGCTTTGGAAATGAAGATGCCTCGGGAGACACGGTGCAGGAAAACTACGGAAGCTACGCTTATACATCTTTAAACGATGTTATCAATGGGTTTATAGCAACGTACGTAGGAGAGCATAAGTTAATCGGGGACGTTAAAAGGACCGATGTTATATTCCACGCTAAAAGGGGATTACAAGAATTCAGCTACGATACATTAAAAAGTGTAAAGTCTCAGGAAATAACAATACCGCCAAGTTTAGGTGTTACAATACCACAAGATTACGTTAACTACGTTGGCTTAGCTTATATTGACCAGCTAGGTGTTAGACATCCTATATACCCAGCTAATAACTTAACAAGCAGTCCTTACGAAGTGCCGTTACAAGACGAAACCGGAGACTACACAATGGATAATACCGGTGATCTTTTAGAAGGAACTTCTATTACAAACGAAAGGTGGGCTACAGCGAATGATAGGCTTTTAAACGGTAACATTAGCGCAGAAGATTATTGGTCTTATGGCAGCTATTTAACCGGAAATCCTGTTTGGGGACAACGATACGGTAACGACCCACAGAATTCACAAAGAAATGGTTGGTTTAATATGAATGAAAGAGATGGTACAATAGCTTTTTCTTCAAACTTAAAAGACAGATTGATAATACTTGACTATATATCAGATGGATTAGCGTATGACTTAGACGCTAGGATACCTAAGATGGCCGAGGATGCATTATATGCTCACATACTATATTCTATATTAGCTGGAAGAATTAATCAACCAGAGTACGTTATACAACGTTTAAAGAAAGATAGAGCGGCTAAGCTAAGAAACGCTAAAATAAGATTGTCTAACATTAAACTATCAGAGATAGTTCAGGTAATGAGAGGCAAATCTAAATGGATTAAATCATAATTAAATGGCACAAGAAATTAAAAACACATTTCTAAAATCCAAGATGAATAAAGATCTTGATGATAGAATATTGCCTAACGGTGAATATAGAGATGCTCGGAATATATCAGTTGGTAGATCCGAAGATAATGACGTAGGTGCCTTAGAGAATATAATTGGTAATGATTTAGTGTCTGGTACGGATATTGGCAATGGCTTAACTATTATAGGTGTAGAAGCAAACAATTCAGCGGATACGCTTTTTGTGTTTCTAACAGATTACACAGATTCAAATCTGCAATCACCTACAAACGCCCCAATTACTTCAAGGCATTATATATATTCTTATAATAGCTCAACAAAAAACTACACGTTACTAGTACAGGGCAACTTTTTAAACTTTTCAACTACAAATAGGATAATAGGTATAAACCTAATTGAAAATTTATTGTTTTGGACAGATAACAGGAACCAGCCTAGAAAAATTAATATTAGCCTAGCTAGAGCCTTTGTATCGGGCGGACTGGCCGTTAACCAAGGCGACTATTACACGCAAGAGCATCAAATATCTGTTGCAAAATATAACCCATATCAAGCCATTAGCCTTTATAATAGAGCAGACCTAAAAGCAAGGGCTGGAGCTACTACAACAGAATTCACGATAGAGGGGCACAGAAGAGCAGAGCTTATAGGGTATATAGGAGCTACTGTTGTTTGTTCTGAAACCATTCCCCCAACCTCGGGGAACAACCATGTCAAAGTAATAAGCATAACTAATTCTTTTACTTCCCCAGATATAACAACCATAGTGGTATCTCCTGCGTTAAACGCGGCTCCCAGCACCGGAGACTTTGTTTCTCTTATTATTTCTACTATGAGTAATAGGAACAACGATCCCACCTGGCCCGGTGACCCTGACTACTTAGAAGACAGATTTGTTAGATTTAGCTATAGGTTTAAATTTGATGACAACGAGTATTCTTTAATGGCTCCGTTTACGCAGATAGCTTACATCCCTAAACAAAACGGTTACTTCATTAACGGGGACGAAAATTCAGCTTACCAGTCTACAATAGTAGACTTTATGGAAAATTTAGTTCAAAACGTTGGGTTAGTTATACCTTTACCCTCTTCTGCTAACAAAATTTCATCTAGCTACAAAATAAGTGATTTAG